CCTTTAATGATGACCCAGCAACAGCAGCAAGTATAGAACCTATACAATTAAGTGATGCTCATAATCAATATCAATTTCTTAGTGATGAGAGTAGTAAAAAAATATTAGTTAGCCACAGGGTAGTAAGCCCAATGCTTATAGGTATTAAAGACAATACAGGTTTAGGTAACAACGCAGATGAAATTAAGACAGCAAGTCTATTAATGGATAACACTGTAATTAGACCTTTCCAAAGATTATTAATTGATGCTTTTGATAAAATTTTAGGTTATAATGAAATTACTTTAAACTTATATTTTATTACTCTACAACCTTTAGAATTTACAGAAATAGAAAAAATAGATGATGAAGAAGTTAAAGAAGAAGAAACAGGAGTTAAATTAAAAAAGATAGACGGGCAAGAAGTTTATAAAACTAAAGAAGAAGCTGAGGAAAAAGCATTAGAAAAAGGCTGTAAAGGTTCTCACGAACATAAAGACGAAGACGGTAATACTTGGTATATGCCTTGTAAAGACCATAAAGAAATACAAAACCTATCTAATGAAGACGGAGATATTTTATTAAACAACTTAATAGGAGAACCTATGAGTGATGAATGGGAAGAAGTTACTAGCAGAACCCATAGTGATAAAAATGAAAGCATTGAAGAATGGGCTACTAAATGTATAGAAGTTAAAAAAACAGGATTACAGAAACTACAAGATTATATTGTAGCTAAACCAAATGGATTTAGTTATTTAGACAAAGGTTACTACAAAGTTAGATACAGGTACCACGAAGATATACCTAGTGAAAACTCTAGAGATTTTTGTATTAGAATGATGGCTAGAAGTAGCGATGGTATAGTTTATAGGCTAGAAGACATAGACAAAGCAAGTAGGCAGGGTGTAAACGACTCATTTGGGCATTTAGGGATGCCTTACGACCTTTTTAAATACAAAGGTGGGGTTTACTGTGGGCATACTTGGAAAGAGGTCTTATATCGCCTAAAAGACAAAACGAAAAAAAGTAAGAATTTAAAAGATTATAACGAAGTAGATAGCATACCAAAAAGTTATAGACCTAATCCTAGAGGAACTAGGGATAGCGAAATACCTCCATTTGATATGCCTAATCACGGACATTATCCTGGTGTAAAATAAAATATTATGGCAACAGCATTATTTATAAAAAGGTCTGATTTAGTTAAAAATACTATTATGTCTGGTAGCGTAGATACTGATAAGTTTATTCAGTACATAAAGATTGCGCAGCAAATACATATTAGAAATTATCTAGGCACAGATTTATATAATAAAATAAGTGCAGATGTTGCTTCTGGTAGTTTAGCTGGTAATTATTTAGCATTAGTTAATGATTACGTCCAGCCAATGTTAATACATTTTGCAATGATGGATTATTTACCCTTTGCTGCATTTAGTGTAACCAATGGCGGTGTATTTAAAGGAAACAGCGAGAATGCACAAACAGCATCAAAAAGTGAGGTTGATTATTTAGTTAATAAGGAAAGGGAATTTGCAGAATATTATACTAGAAGATTTATTGATTATATGAATTATAACAGTAATTTATTCCCAGAGTATAATACAAATAGTAATGACGATATATACCCTGACCACGAGGCAACATTTAACGGGTGGGTGCTGTGATATATAAAATTAAAAACAAAAATATTATAAAATTAAAAAAATATTTAAAAAATGTATTGGGAACAGACAAACAGTTGGAATATAAAAATAGAATACAAAATAAATAATGGCTAACGAGATATACAACGTAACCTGGTGGGGTAGAGGTGCAGTTAATAATACAATTGGTTGGGGTGATATGTATTCAGAATATGTAGACCCAACGGATAGTTTTGAAATATTAACTGAAGACGGTAATTATGTTATTACTGAAGCAGGAGAATACGTAATAACAGAATAAAATAATAAAATAAATTAATAAAAAATGGCAAATAAAAAATTTAGTGAATTTACAACCAAAACAGATTCGGCAAATGTTGATTTCGTAGTTGGTTATGATGGAACAACAAATGTAAAAATAGCACCTAGCAATTTAAGTAGTGGTGGTGCAACTTCTTTAAATGGGTTAACTGATGTGTTAATAGACGGAACGTCAAGTTATTTTATAAATATTCCCGCTAGTTTAAGTGGCAACCCAGAAGATAATATAATAATAGGGAGTTCGGCTGGTAACGCAATAACTACTGGAACAAGACATACAGTAATTGGGCACGATGCTGCCTCGACTATAACTACTGCAAATAGTAATACAGTATATGGTTATGAAGCTGCAAAAGGGATGGCTGCTGGTTCTGACAGAAATGTCGTTATTGGAGATATGGCTTGTAGAACCAATGCTGGTGATGATAATGTCGCTATTGGTAGTTCTGTGGGAACAGCTTGGACGTCAGGAGTTGAAGATTCTGTTGCAATAGGAAGTTTTGCTTCTGGTGTATCAGCAGGGGCATCTGAACTAGTTACTGTTGGTAAAGACGCTGGTAGGTCTAATACAGCAACTGGGCATATGTCAGTTGGTTTTAAAGCTGGTTATTCACAAACCTCTGGTGCAGGAAACACTAATGTTGGTTATAAAGCAGGGTATGGAGTATCTACTGCATTACAGAACACACTTATAGGGTATGAAGCTGGAACTGATGCTAGTTTAGTTGCTGGTGGAGTTACTGCTTTAGGTTATCAAGCAGGTAAAGCATTTACAGTTGGTGATGGTGCAGTTCTTATAGGTAGATTAGCAGGGGGTGGTAATAGTTCAGCAAAACAAGAAACAGTATTTGTTGGAGATGGCGCAGGAAGATATATTTCCTCAGCTTATAACACAGCGGTTGGTACTAGGGCTTTAGAGGGTGCTACAACTGGTGGTTCAGCAGCAGGGTATAATACTGCTATTGGTAGAATCTCAATGTATCAAATTACAACTGGAGATTATAATGTGTCAGTTGGTGCTAGTTCAGGTGGTGGATTAACAAGTGGTGAATACAACGTTTTAGTGGGTTATAAATCTGGTGAAGTTTTAGGTACTGGATTTCAAAACGTTGCTCTTGGAACTAGTACTTTAGAAACTACCGTAGATAAATTTGGTAATACAGTGGCAGGATATGCGTCAGGGCAATATAATGAGGCAAATATGAACACTTATTTTGGTAAAGAATGTGGTAGAGGTAATTCAGCAGGTGCTACTGGTTTTGCTAATACTGCTGTCGGTGCTAGTGCTTATAACAATTCTACTAGTGGTGCTGGTAATATAGCAATTGGTTATCAATGTTTAATAAATGGTATTCATACAGGAAGTAATAACACTTTTGTAGGTAGAGATATTTTAACTAGTACAGCATTTACTGGCAGTAATAGTATGGCTTTAGGTTATACAGCTACTCCATCTGCTGCAAGTGTTTCTAATGAAATAACTTTAGGTAATTCATCAATTGCAACTTTAAGATGTCAAGTAACAAGTATAACAGCTTTATCAGATGAAAGAGACAAAACAAGTATCGAGGATTTACCTTATGGATTAGATTTTGTTAATTCGTTACAACCTAAAAAGTTTGTTTGGGATAACAGAGCAGAAATAAGAACAGAAATTGACGAACAAGGAAACGAATCGCAAGTAGAGTTTTATTCAGCTAATAAAGGTAAAAAAGATATTGGATTTATTGCACAAGAACTACAATCAGTAGATGATGAGTTTACTCAATTAGTTTATGGTGCAAACCCTGAAAAACTTGAAGCAAGTTACGGGAGATTAATCCCTGTACTTGTTAAAGCAATACAAGATTTATCAGCTAAAGTAACAGCATTAGAAAACGCTTAATAATAAAAAAATAAATAGAAATGTATAAAAACATAATAACAGCAGAAAATACACCTGATTCTCATAAAGAAGTAATCAAAGGGCAGATAAGCTATCAACTAGAACAAGCATCAGCAAATGAAAATTTAGAAGCTATTAAAACTCATTTCAAATGGGTATTAGCTAATGACTTCTATAAGAATGAGTTAAGTGCTGAGCAGATTAGTTCTATGGAAAGTCATCTTCCAGCTAATTATGCAGACGATTACCAAGATTTACCAGAATAATTAGTACTTTTATATAAACTTAAAAATATATAAAAATGAAAATTACAGAAGAACAAATCGAGAGAGTAAATCAAGTTATTAAAACTTTGCCAATTGCTGAGTTACAAAAAGCACAACAAATAGTTGCTATTTTAAATGAAAGCGTAGAGGTAGATAAAAAAAATAAAAAATAATGAAATATACTTTTAAAAGTAGAGAAGAGTTAGTGGGTATGTATAACCGCATACCTACTCCTCATACTCATATTATAAATATCGAGGGTAATTGTTTAGATATTAAATGGAGTGATAGAGAGTTAGAGGGTTGGTCAGAATACAAACTTAAAGCGAAAGCTAAAAAGAAAGATAAAAAATAATGGCTAAAAGACCTAATCTTGCTATGATACCCGCTGGGTACAAATCTCGTGTTTTGTATAGCGCAATACCAGAAGAAGAAGTTGGTGACTTTGCATTTGAAAGAACAGGAGTAGGTACTAGGGTTAATAGTGATGGATTAATAGTGTCAATGGCTTCACAACTGCCTAGATTAAATTATGATTTAACAAACAATGTGGCGAGTAGATGTCCGCATTTTTTATTAGAACCAGCTAGAACTAATCTGATACATTATAGCAATAACTTTGCGGGAACAGGTTGGGGTAACACAGATGCGACTTTAACTGCAAACACAACATCTTCACCAGACGGAACATTAAACGCTAGTACACTAAAAGCTACATCAGCAGGAGGGTTTAATAATTATAACGCAACAGGCGCATCATCTACTTCACATACAGTTTCTATATATATTAAAAGAAAAACAGGAACAGGTCAGGTTCAATTATATGGACCCGAAAATGCTTATCAAGATATTACAGTAACTAGCGATTGGACTAGGTTTGATTTTACTGCAACATCAACAACAACAGCAATTAGAATAGGCGTAAAACTAGCAGTATCAGGAGACGAAGTTTTTTTATTCGGCGCACAAGCTGAAGCTGGATTATACGCAACTACTTATATACCAACAGACGGTGGAACAGCAACTAGAGCAATAGAAACTGCTATTAATAGTGGTAGCGCAGCAACTTTTAATTCTGAATCTGGAATATTATTTGCAGAAATAGCAGCATTAACTAGGTCAGCAGAAACCAGTTATTTAGGGTTAAGCGATGGTACTAATAATAATGTAGTTTTATTAGGTTACACAGCAACATTAAATAGAATTACTGCCTTTTGTGGCGGCGCAGATGATGTTTCTATAAATTACGCTTCAACAGATAAAAGAGAGTTACATAAATGCGCAGTTTCTTATCAGAATAATAAAGTTAAATTTTGGGTTAACGGTTCACAAGTAGGAAGCACACAAACGACATTTGAAATATTTGCTGTAAATACTTTAAATACACTACGATTCGATTATGGAGATGGCTCTAATGATTTCTTTGGAAAATGTAAAGATTTAAGAGTTTATGATACAGACGGTATGTCTGATACTGAGATAGATAATTTATTAACTGAAATAACAATATAATGCCGATACCTAAACCAAAAAAAGACGAAAACCAAAGAGATTTTATGATGAGATGCGTTGCAGTAACATCTAAAGAATATAAAAGAGAACAAGCAGTAGCTATATGTTACAAAAAATACAGAGAGAAAGATGGCAAATATTAATCCAGAAAGCAAATTTAGTTTAAGCTTAAAAGAAGTGGTCGGTGCGGTTATAGGTCTTGCAAGTGTATTTGGTATATATTTTACTTTACAGGCAAGTGTAGCTTCTAATAGTGAAAACATAGAAGAAATTAAAAATGATGGAGTTTCTAGTGTAGAATTCCAGTACAAAGATGAGTTAGTGCGTAGCACAATTCAAAGGATAGAAGAAAAACAAGAAATAATGAATGAAGATGTAAACGAGATAAAAAGTCAATTAGATAAAATTGATGAGCGTTTATATCAAATTAGTAAAAATAGATGAGATGGAATGTAACGGTAATTGCCCTTTTTGTATGGGTTGCTAATTATTCGCAATCTAATATTGAAGTTATTCAGTATAGTGCGGGTTTTGTAAAAGACAATGAAATATCTTTAAAGAGTTTTAGAGGTATAGAAACTAACACTTTATATATCAGCAAAAATAAATCTTTGTTTGATAAG